GAGGGCCAAATGGCTACACGTAAACTTAAACTAACTGGTATTGCTGAGTGGGCAAAGGTGTTCACAGAGAACCGTGACATGCTAGGCTTTGAAGAAGCCTATGTAAGTTGTGATGGTGCTTGCACTATTGACTTGATCATGGACGATCAGAACATGGCACTACTTAAGGCTTCCAAGTCTATGAAGCGAGGTAAACCTGATCCTGAAGGACGAGGTACAATGGTACGCTTGGTGCGTAAGTATGACACAGGGTACGATTGGGCTAGTGGACCACCTGTAGTGGTCAAAGCTGATGGATCAGAGTGGGACTTTGACACTGATGGCACCATTGGCAATGGTTCAACAGTAGAGGTGATTGTGTCAGTCTATGATACGAAGATGAAGAGTATTGTAGGTACACGTCTTGACAAGGTTACAGTACTCAAGCATGTTCAGTACGAGTCAGCTGATGATGATGTACAGTCAGTGCCACCACCTACTGAGTCAGCACCTCTAGAAGATTCAGAGGTGATGTTCTAATGATTCTTATTGATGGTGATATCATTGCTTATCGTGCAGGGTTTTCCTCAAATGATCTTGAAGCATCTGATGCAGAAGCTAAGGTGGATGAGCTGATAGACACCATCATTGAGGATACTGAGTTTATCTCTACGGATTACCAAGTCTACCTGACTGGTAAAGGTAATTTCCGTTTTGATATTGCTAAGACCTTGGAGTATAAGGGAAATCGTAAGGATGCTGCAAAGCCTATACACTTGCAGCACATACGGGATTATCTTACAACTAAGTATGAAGCTACTGTCAGCGAAGGCGAGGAAGCTGATGATCTGATTGCTATTGCAGCAACAAAGATAGGGATGAAGGCAGTAGTTGCATCCATAGACAAGGACATGCTACAGATACCATGTTTCCACTACAACCTGACTAGGCGTGAGCTTAGTGCTGTTGGAGAGTTTAGTGGTACGAAGTTCTTTTATACTCAGATACTTACAGGTGACAAAGCTGATAACATCAAGGGGCTGCATAGGTGTGGCCCTGTGAAAGCAGGTAAGATTCTTGCTGAGTGTGACACAGAGATGAAGCTGTGGGATGCTTGCCTTGAGGCTTACGAAGGTGACACAGAACGTGTCATTGAGAATGCTAGACTTCTATGGTTACGCAGAGAAGTAGATCAACTATGGGAGCCACCTGTTGAGCAAGACAAGAACAGCTAAGGCTAAAGGTAGAACAGGTCAGCAAGAGGTACGGGATAAGTTGCTTGAGACTTTCCCTGAGTTTGAGCCTGATGATATCAAGAGCACTACTATGGGCGACACAGGGGAAGACATACAGTTATCTCCAGCCGCCCGTAAGAAGATGCCAATAAGTATTGAGGTTAAACGCAGGAAAGGTGAGCTTAAGACTGTCTACGGATACATTGAGCAAGCCTCAAAGCATGGCAAAGGAGAGCCTGTAGTTTTCTTTCGTTCAGATAGAAAGCCTTGGGTTGTCATGGTAGGTATGAATCATTATGCTGAACTCCTTAGAAACTGGAAGAAAGAATAACCATGTCAATAAAAATATGGGACATACTACATGGCCCTATATCTAGGGAAGACAGTGAGGATGCTGATGATTATCCTGATGAGTGTGATCACATGTTAGTGTGTAAAGTAGAGATTGATGGAGAACTAGTAGTTGCTGACTATTGGTTTGAAAACTACGAGGATGCTAACGAATGGGTCAAACACTTTAGTAAAAGCATTGAGCCACTTGAAGTAAATTATGGGGGTGAGTATGATACATAGCTTGACTTCTGTGATTTGTTTAGTATAACTAGGGGTTTCCGATGATGGAATATGAAGTTATATTAAACATAAAAGTAGATCCAACCTGTAACTATTTAGAGGTGGATGACAATGAAAGCTCAAGGGTAGTCCTTGAGTTAGTACAAGACATGATCTATGAGATAGACGATCTTAGTATAGATAAAATAGAAGTAACACGGCTTGATTAAGGAGAAAGCAATGATCACGGCAGAAGATATGAAAGCCTTTCAAGACTACAGTGATTGGGTAGAAGATAAGATTGTCACCAGTCCAAGGGATAGGCTTATGGAAAATACATTAGGTCTAATGGGAGAAGCTGGTGAGGTAGCAGAGAAGATTAAGAAACGTATACGTGATGACACCAAGGTAAAGCCTGAAGAGATTGTCAAGGAGCTTGGTGATGTTATCTTCTATGCTACTGCCTTGTCTAACTTCTATGGTGCAAGCTTGGGTGTCACCATTGCTGAGAATATGATGAAGCTAGACGGACGTGAAGCCAGAGGTACAATTAAAGGTAGCGGAGATGAAAGATAAAGATACAGCCAAACGTGCTGCTGAGTTAATGAGACCTATTGAGCAACAGATCATGATGTGCGACAACAAAGAAGAAACCCTGTTGTTTGCATGTGCTATGCTTGAAAGATCAAAGACCATCCTTGAAGCTCATATAGGGGAGAGAGGAAGAAGGGAACTATTTGTAATGGGAAACGAGATATGAATAACAACTACCTACCTACTGACTACCAAACCTTTATTGCTACCAGCCGTTACGCTAGGTGGCTTGAAGATGATGGCCGACGAGAGACATGGGGAGAGACTGTTGAACGTTACATGCAGAATATAGTAGGCGGATCATTGCCTAAGAAAACTGCAGATGAAATACGTAATGCTATCCTTAGCCTTGAAGTCATGCCTAGTATGAGGTCAATGATGACAGCAGGTAAAGCTGCAGACAGAGACAACACTTGCATGTATAACTGTAGCTATCTACCCGTAGATGATCCTAAGTCTTTCGATGAGGCGATGTTCATCCTCCTTTGCGGGACGGGGGTTGGTTTCAGTGTTGAGCGTCAGTTCATTACTAAGCTCCCAGACGTTCCTGACCTTTTCCAAAGCGATACGACTGTCGTCATCAAGGATAGTAAAGAAGGGTGGGCGAAAGGACTCAGACAAGTTTTGGCACTCCTATGGGCAGGTGAAATCCCTAAGTGGGATGTATCTAAAGTCCGCCCCGCCGGTGCTAGACTAAAGACATTCGGTGGCAGAGCATCTGGTCCTGCTCCGTTGATTGATCTGTTTAATTTTGCTGTTACTACTTTCAGGCAAGCACAAGGACGTAAGTTGTCTAGTATAGAGTGTCATGATCTGATGTGCAAGATAGGTGAGGTAGTAGTGGTAGGTGGTGTAAGACGTAGTGCTATGATCAGCCTGTCTAATCTGTCTGATGATCGTATGCGTCATGCTAAGTCAGGCAACTGGTGGGAGAATGCGGGGCATAGAGCCTTGGCTAATAACTCTGTGGCTTACACTGATAAGCCCGACAGTATGTCATTCATGCGTGAGTGGACAGCCCTTATGGAGAGTGGGAGTGGTGAACGTGGAGTCTTCAACAGAGAAGCATCAATTAAACAAGCTGCAAAAAATGGCCGTAGAGAGTCTTGCTACGAGTTCGGAACAAACCCCTGTTCGGAAATCATTCTTAGGCCGAATCAGTTCTGCAATCTCACAGAAGTTGTTGTCCGTGCTAACGATAGCATGGAAGACCTTGCAAGAAAAGTCGGTATTGCAACTGTACTTGGAACAATACAATCCACCTACACCCACTTTCCATACTTGCGTAAGGTGTGGAACACCAACACAGCGGCAGAAAGATTGCTCGGTGTGTCACTCACGGGGATAATGGACAACCCATTGCTGACCCTAGCTAATGAGGGCTTGGCTAGTACATTGGAGTACCTAAAAAATGTGGCTATTTCTACTAACGCTGAGTGGGCTGACCGTCTTAGTATCCCTCATAGCACTGCTATTACTTGTGTCAAGCCCAGTGGAACAGTTTCCCAACTGGTTGACTCAGCTTCTGGCATTCATGCTCGTCACAGTCCCTATTATATCCGTACTGTGCGTGGAGATAATAAAGATCCACTGACTCAGTTTATGGTTGATCAGGGTATACCCAACGAGCCTGACGTTATGAAGCCTGATGCTACCACAGTGTTTAGTTTCCCTATGCAATCACCTTTAGGTGCAATACATACTGCTGACATGACAGCCTTAGAACAACTAGAGATGTGGTTGATGTATCAACGTCATTGGTGTGAGCATAAGCCTAGTGTTACTATCAATGTCAAGCCTGATGAATGGTTTGAGGTAGGGGCATTTGTGTACAAACACTTTGATGAGATGAGTGGTGTGTCGTTCCTACCTTTCAATGAACACACATATCAACAGGCACCATATCAAGAATGTACAAAGGAAGATTTCTACAACATGGTAGATGCATCACCTGTTAAGATTGATTGGACTAAGCTATCATCATACGAGCAAGAAGATAATACATCAGGGATGCAGACGATGGCATGTACTGGGGATGTGTGTGAAATGGTAGACATTACTTAAAATAACCACCTGAGTATGTGGCTAAACTACTCCAAACAAGGAGAACTAAAATGATTTGGGTTTATGTAGTAGTTATGGCAATGGGTTCAGCCCCTGCAAAAGAAGATAAGTTTATAGTACATGCAACTAACCTTGCTTTTTTAACCGAAGAGTCTTGCCAAGAGTGGCGAGAGTATGATATGCTACGCTTGTACAACACAAGACCAAATGAAAATGCCAAGGCTGTAAGCCAGTGTTTTTCTCTACCTCTATTTAAACAAGGAACTAAATCTTAATGGCTGTAAGAAAACGTTTTAACAGAGCATTGTATGAAGCATATGATGCTGCTGCTAAGGACAAACTTGTAACTTTACTTGAGCAAAAAGGACACACCATTGTAAACACAGAAGAAAACTATTATGTAGATGTAGTGTCACAGAAAGATGACTACACTTACTTCAATGAGGCAGAGGTAAAGGTAGCATGGGATGGTGACTGGCCTACACATTGGGCAGAGATTAGGATTCCAGAAAGGAAGCAGAGATTATTAGACAAGTATGATGGTGCTAATGGTGTACTAAATTTCTATATCTTCCGTAAAGATATGAAGCAATGCTGGCGCATCAAAGATACTTGCTTGACTAAAGAGAGTCTCAAAGAAGCTAAAGGTAGATACATACAGAAAGGTGAGCAGTTCTTCCATATCCCCTATACTAACGCAGAACTAATTGTACTAGAGAAAGAGAACAACAATGGCTAAATGGAAAGAGTTGGCTGTGGATATGGTAGAACATCCACCCCATTACAACGCAGCAGGTATTGAATGTATTGATGCTATGCAAGCTATGGCTGAGAATGCGCCTGTTAGCGCACATGAAGCATACTGCTGGCAAAACTCTTTCAAGTATCTTTGGCGCTGGCCTTACAAGAATGGCTTGGAAGACTTGAAGAAAGCACGTTGGTACTTAGATAGACTTATCAGTGAGGTAGAAAAAGAATGAAGCCATACGATCAGGGCAGAGAAGCTTTTATTAAGGGCAAGTTAGGCAATCCCTACAAGATAGATACACGACCTAACAAAGATTGGGAGTTTGGTTTTAACACCGAGTATTTCAAGAACCTACAAAAAGTAAAACAGTATGAGCAATCTAGAACAGGAAGCTAAAAAATACACACGCAAGAAGCGTAACCCAGACATGATAAAACCCCTCACTGCCCGAAGGTATCTAGCAGGACAAGCTCTTGCTGGAATGCTTTCGAATAGTAGAGGGGCTTTAAATATGTCTGAGGTAAGGCGTTCAGCATATGAGTGGGCAGACTTTATGTTAGAGGATGAGTGTGATTAGTTTTTCTTGCCTTCAACTTTATCTTCTTCTCTATCAGCTAGCAACATAAGAAATTGTCTTCTTTTAATCTCATCAGTAAGACTTATAGATTCGGATAAGTATTCCTCCGCAGTGTTAAACTCACCGCTAGGAAGCAGTTTTGCTGCAACATCATAACGTGGCTCACCGTCTATTTCTTGTTTACCTTGTATCATGTACATATTTCTGATATAACCTGCAGCAGATTTAGGTGCTGCGGCTGAAAAAGTCTTCCAATTTTCGTTTGTACTTTTTACCACTTCTTGTATTTCTGATCTTACAAACCTAGTAAACTCTGCCTGTTGTTGATTAGAAGTTAATTCATCGTAGGTTTTACCCTCATAATTACTTAAACGTGTATCTTTGTGACGCAACCAAGACTCGTTTAAAGAAGTAGACAATCTTTTTTCTACCACATACCTTATTGTTGGGTTAGGTACAGTAGAGTTCCTATACAAATCCCATTCCCTAAGATTTAACCTAGCTATCTCTTTTTGTATAGAAGATTGTTTACGTACATCAACCCCAACCATCTGTTTCATTGCAGGGTTTACTGTGCCAATAGGACGTGAGTTAAAAGGTGAATATCTTGGCAGACTGTTTGCACTGTTAAGGTTTCTAGCATGATTTAACCAGTCATATTGCGGTATGTTTTTACTTACTCTGCTTTTAAATTCACCCCAAGTTTGTAACTCAGTAAATATATTACCGTCACTTTGAACATCAGGGTTGTACCAAGTGTAAGATTTTTCAGGGTCGTATTGACCTAAGAAATCTTTGGCTATTGCAAGGGGATAAGTTCCTGTAGAAACAACATCAGCAAGTTTACGTTTAGCTGCATCTGTAAGCCCACCTGTTTCATACGAATCAAACAACGACTGAACTAATCCTGTGTTAAACCCTAATGTATTCATACCTGTTAGAACTTCAAGAGAGTCAGATAAAAGTTTACCTTGTGAGGGTAAAGGTAGGTCATTATTATATCTATATAATGCGTCTGCAACTAACATATGTCCATTAAAAGCCCCAAGGATAGGAGCCATCTTACTTACGTCACCATTCTCAGAGTATTTAAAGTCTGAAAAACCTGTCTCTCCACCCTGTGATGCTCTTAAATGATAAGCACCCAATAGCATTGAAGCACCTGTTAGTTGTTTAGACCAACGTTCTATCTGTCCTTTATCTTTACTAAATAGAAACTTAGGGTCGTAAACTAATTTAGTTACACCTTCAGCAAGACCTTTTGTAGTACCTATAACTGGCATGTAGTCATGTATAAACTCCATGTGGTTTGCAATGTATCTTGGAAATGGCATACCACCTAATCCAGATACAACAAAAGGTAATTTTCTATTTAAATTAATAACAAAGTTTGCTGATTTACCAAAGACTGTATCAGCATCCTCATAACCTTTTTGGAAAGTAAAATCTAATGCATCTCTTCCAGCACGATCAAGCAGTGCTGACCCTTTACCATCACCTAGTATTGCATCAAGGTCTAAGAAAGTTCTACCCGACTCTGCAAACTCTTTAAAGGTATAACCCAGTCTTGGGTCAGCAAGTTCTGCTAATTGCCTGTCAATAGAGGCATAAAAAGCTGCTTGTTTAAACACATGGTCAGTAGCACTGTTAGCAATGTTTACAGCCCTTGAAGTTTTAGCAAGCCAGTTGTCTGCACCTGTGGCTACTTCAACTCTTGTTGTATCCCTAAATAATTTTTTGTATACTGCTGGCATATCTGCTTCAAGCATAACTCTGGATACTAACGCCATGTTTTTATCTGTGGTCATGCCCCTTAGCATAGAAAAAGTGTTTCTAGCTGGAGTGTAAGGCACAGTTTCTTTACCAATTAACTTACCTATACTAACTGTCCCCGCTGAAAGAATAGTTTTAAACACTTGATCTGAAAAATCTACACCAAGTCTTGCTACAGAAAACCCCACGTTACGTGCAGTGGTAGCAAGTTGAGAAGTCATAAATGCAATTCTTGCAGCGTCAACTTCTTGTAAACCTTTATAAAGCATAGTGCCTACATTAGATTTACTTGCGGCATCAACAGTTTGTTGAGCTAAGATATCGTCTATGGTTGACACACCAACTTTACCCATGACAGTTATATCATTTAAAAGTTTTTGAGCTTCTAGTTTTTCTGATTTTTTAAACGCCTTACTTACTTGAGCAGCTTGACCAAGTGTTCTACCAGCTTCAGAAAGTTCAGCTAAAAATACGTTACTAAACTCTTCTCTTGTGATAGCATATTTATTTAGTATGTCTGTCATTTCTCCAGTAGTTATAGAGGTAGGATCAGATGAAGGTTTACTTAAAGCTCTTGCAATAGCACTACTAATTCTTTCATCAGGACTTATGTCTAACTTATCAACTATATCAGATGCAGCGGCAGTAATACCTTGAATAGTTTTGCCAGATAATCCACCAATAATATTTGTTTTCGGTTCTTTAGCAAAGATTTCTGTCAACATCTTATTGCCTTCAGCAACCCTAGTGGGGTCTAATGCCTTACCATCAGTAGGGACAGTTTTCTTTTCAAGCATGTCAGTCATCTTAACGATACGTGTTAAAACATCCTGCATTCTTTTATCTGCTTGTGGATTCTTAAGTTTACTCTTTAACGCAGTAACTGCATTAATAGCACCAGCAGTCTGACGTGAATCAATAATTTCTTGCTGGCCTAACAGGGTATCTATAGCTTTATTGGCTTGCTTTACATTCATCCAAGAACCAAAGCCAGCTAGTGTACCACCAAAGGCTGATTGAAATCCTATAGCAAGAGCCTTGTCACCAGCACTTTTACCCACATAGTTTTCTATAACTTGATCACGGGTGGCTTCTTGTGTTTCAATTTGACCATATCCAAGTGCGCCTTCTACAACAGCACCTGCAGCAACACCTTTAAGTGTAGTAGCAGTAACATTTTTCTTTAGTACTTCTGCTGCAGTTTTCTTTGCAATCACACTGGATAAAACTTTACGTAGCTGTAATTGTACACCCTTTTTTGCAGTCTGTTTAGCTAACTGTGATGCTACAGCACCAGCACCAAGAGTAAAAGGTAGTGCTACAAGACTTGTCCAAGTAGAAGGTGCTGACAAAATACCAGCAGCATAGTCTCCTACTGATGTGCCAAGGCTAGTACCTGCATCCTCAGAGCCATCCCAAGCAGACATTAATCTTCCAAAAGCTGCAAGTTCTTGCACACTGTTATTACGATTGTCTTTAGCATAATATAGGTCTTTAATAGCAGTGGCTTCATTAGTATCTTGAAACCTCATATGTTCTACAAATTTTTCAGCTAAACCGTCAGGCCCTAACTCAACAAGTTCATCTTTAGAATAGTTATACCTATTACCATTAAAAAAATATAACAAATCAGTTTGAAACTGACTGTCATCTTTAAGGTCCATAAAACTCATACCTTCTACATTCTGTACGTAGTCTTTTGTAGGATCAATTTTAGGTATAGGTTTCTTCTCAGCACCTAGAGTAAGGTCTGTGCTTTGGTCAAGAAGATTCATTGGTGATACAACTTCCCCAGAAGAATCTTTTAGTAGAATACTGTCAGCCATGTATGAATGCCTTTATTAATTAGCTGCTGGTGTAAAAGGTAAATTAGGATTAAAACCGGGTAAATTTATATTGGGTGTTGGTACTTGATTTCCCGGCGAACCTTCCGGTGAACTTTGTACAGTTGGGAGGGGAAATAAGTATCTTTCTCGTTTAACAATACCCACACCCTGATTAAGATACTTAAGTATATCAGATTTACTAAATATATTCTGAACCATTTGCCTGACTTGACCTACAACCAAATCTTTATTACCGACTATATCACCATAACCTTGCTCTAGCCTAACTACAGCACGTGATGCAGCATCCATAATTTCTATAGTACCATCTTTACCATATAACAAGTCTGTATTAGCTTCAAAAGTAGTTCTAACACTACCATCAGCCAGTTCCGTAACTGTTATACCACCACCAAAAACAGTATCCAGAGATTTTTTAGTCAGGGTGTCAATAGTTTTTTGTACACTAGCATCAGTTTGCGTCATGCTTGCAAAGTTAATTTCATAAGGATCAGCGGAGCCAGCAAAAGGTGTGCCAATGCCTAAGTCAAAATCTTCCATACGTTTAAACATCTGTTCTTCATTTTCAGCACCCATTATTGCAGTTGTCATAGCAAGCAGTTGCCCTGCATCAGTTGGATCATTAGCTGCAAGACTTGTTCCATTAAGAATAAGTTCTACCCTGTCATCCACAGATAGTTCAGCACCAAACCTTTCATTAATACGGTCTTGAAGTTGTGCATAAAAAGTATTTCTAAGTACGCCACCATTTTTTGCAGCAGCCTCAAGAACTATATTTGCTTGACCAGATTTAATTATACCTAGTGCCACATCTTTAGGTATGTCCAATGCCCTTAAAGAACTTAAAGAACTAGTAATAGCTTCTCTCTGTGCTTTCTTTGAATCAAACACACTTTTAACTTGAGGAAAAATTGCACCTTTTAAAGCTGTAAGACGTGTTAATTCTTGAGAATCTAATAAGTCTTGCCTTTGCTGTTGATAACGGCTTTCTTCTTTATCTATTCTTTCTTGTTCATCTCTGTATTTAAAGGCTTCTTCTTGATGCCTTCTCATACCAGTCCAAAAACCTGCTTTTAAACCCATCTTTATTTCCTCGCCATTAAACCAGAAGATTTCTCTGGCATTTCTTTTTTAACTTCTTCAACAGGCTCTGGCATTTTATAAATAGCCTCTTCAAAATCTTCTTCGTCTTCAAAACCTTCTTCAAAAGGTACTCCTGCAGCCAAGGGTATACCACGAATAAACTCATGTAATACTGGTGCAATAATAAGACTTACATCTATTGAGTGAATACCTTCAAGCACTGCACCACGTAACGTACCTTCAACTAGGGTGCGTATATCAACACCTGCATCTATAAAAAGAAGTATGTCTTCCATAGCTTTAGGTTTAGTTAGTCTTTTAAGGTGGGCCTGTACTGCTATCTTAGGGTCAACTATAACAGGGGGTTGTTCATAGCTGCTATTTCTTGGGGTTGCAGTTAAAGACTGGCCGGGTATGGGTCTATTGTACATTATTTATCTACCTATTTTTTGGACTCATAAGCCCTGAATTTTTTGCACCAGATTTAAAATTCAACTCACCTTTATCTGGACCTTCAAGATTTGAATAAGCATCGTAATATCCTTTAGACCTTCTCTGTCTCTCACTATAATTTGCGGTTTCTTTTTTAGGTCTTAGATAATTCTTAGCAACTATATTAGATGCTTCTTCTACGCTCTCAGCATTTTTAAGTCTTGCTAATTGTTTCTTTTCTCCACCTTTAGTAAATTCATATATAGCAAATTCTACACCAGATTTATAATCATCAAGAGGTAAATTATTTTCTTTAACAAATTTTTCAAAATCTCTTCTTCTTGGACCAGTAAATTGAAATAATCCATATCCACCACGACCACCTTTTAAATATTCCTCATCTCCTATTTCCTGTTGAAATTTAAATGTACCTGTTTCATAATCTGCGTTTCCAACTAGTGCTGCAGATTGAGCTGATGTTAAACCTAAACGGTTTCTAAATTCATTAAACATATACTCTGTTTCAACATCTTCTAATACAGTAAAATCTAAACCTTGAAAAGGATTAACATCACCTGAATCTTGCATTTTAGCTCTCAGTCTATCTGCAGCAGCATCTACTCCATAGATATTTTTAAAACCTGCAGGACGTTTTACTACTGTTGGTTTTGATGATGCAACTTTAGTATATTTAGCATTTTCATTTGCAAAGTGGTCCCAAGCTGTTACACCATATCCAACATCAAAGTTTTCTAAAGCCTGTGCAGATGCCCTTCTTCTTGTTTCAATAGACATAAGACCTTTAGCTTCAATTTTTGGAAGTTTTATTTCAGGTGCATTGTTTCTTGAGTTTAAAGTTTTTTTTAATTGACGATAATTATCTTCGTACATTATCCTATTACCTTTATTAATTTAAAATGTTGCCGACTACATTGCTTAAGTCTAAACCATCTCTACCAAATAATACATTAGAATAAAATTGAGACTTAGATGCAGACTCTTCAAAGGCAAGTTTTTCTCTAGCAGAACTTACTTCTTTATCAGCAAGTAAAATATCTAAAGCTCTTTGTGAAGCACTCTCAGATGTAGCAACAGCCCATGCCATTATGTCTCTTTCTCTCTGCCAGATATCATCAATAGCTTTTTCTGTAAGGTTGTTCATAGCAGCGGCATCCAGTTTATTAGCATCATTTTGAGCAGCAGTATCCATGGTAGCCAAGTCTTGACGCCACTTAGCATTAGCCTGTGCTATGACCAAAGTGTTGCTGGCATTAAACTGTTCTCTTTGATTAACTAATTCAGAGTTAAATTTTTCTAGTGCGTTTTCTTCACCAGCATTAAACTGATTCATTGCGTTCTGTTGAGTCACATTAAACTGATCTACCTGTGATTTAAGACTAGCCATAAATTGATCTACTTGATTTTTACTTGAAGCATTAAATTGTGATGTGGCATTAGCAGCAGCAGCATCACTAAGGATAGCTTGTTGTACTGACTGGGCTTTAAATAATTCTGTTTGTTGTTCATTGGCTAAGTTAGCCATGTCTACTTGTAAGAATGAAGAAGCGTTTTGTACAGCAGCTTGTTGTTCATTGCTTAGATTGGTCAAGTCCATCTGACTCATAGCAGCAGCATCAGCCATAACCTTAGCGTTTACTGCTGACATATTAGCAAGATTTGCAGTCTGTGTCAATCTTGCATTTTCTAAGGCAATTTGTTGATCCGCTGTAAAGTTTATGTTAGCTATGTCACTAACCCTTGCTGCATTAGTTACACGTGCTTGAAACTCTTGGTTAAAATCTATCTCTAAAAATTTAGCCCGTTGTTCTGCTGCAAACATTGCAGTTTGTTGACGATTACTAAGGTTTTGTGCCTCAAAAGAAGCAGCAGTAGATGCATCTTGTTGAGCAATAGGTAAGGCCGACTCCATCGTAGCTTGTATAATAGCTTGTCCAGCCATGCTACTAGAGCCTAGCCCACGTGCAGCCATTGCTGCTGTAGCTGCTCTCATTGCACCTGCTGCCCATGCTGGTGTAGCACCATCGTCAAAGTCATCCATTAAGTCATCTAGTTGACCTTTGACTGTAGCTTTCTTTGAAGGATTAGCAGTAGCAGCTTCAATATCAGTAGCCTCTTTAACTGCTGCCATGTCTACAGCAGAACCACTAATCATCTCACCTTCTTGTATTACACGTTTAGCAGGGGCAACAACCTGTGTTGCAGATGTTATTTGCTCTATGTCATCCGTACCTAGAGCAGTCATTTTTGTAGGGTCTTTAGTAACAGCATCCACCAAAGCTTTATCTTTTACTTCAGTGGTAACAGCAGCTACATCTTTTACTGATTCTTTGGTAGCATCTTCAGCAGAAGTTGTAGTTGCAAGATTAGTTGTAAGGTCAGTAGTAGAAGCATCTGCTGTAGTTGTTGCGGCTTTCGTTGCGTCAACTGTAGGCGCTGTTGTAGTTATTTGACCAGTAGTAGGGTCAATTTTTTGTTCTGTATCGGCTGTGTCTACTTTTGTTACGGGAGTTTTTGTAACTAAAGAAGTAGGATCACTAGCAGCAGTAAAAGATTTATCACCAATAGCTTTGTTCTGTGCATCAATTCTATCTTGTTCTTCTTTTGCTAGTTCTTCCGGTGTCTTAGTAGGCACATCATCAGGTTCTACAGGGGTAGTGGTTGCAGTGGTCTCAGTGTCACCACCTTCTGCCATAGCTGTAGTAGGTTTCATAATATTTAAAGCTCTACGGACGGTAGCAATACTTTCAGGTTTTGACATTAAAAATTTATCAACTGCTTCACTGTCAGCAGGACCATTGTAACCAAACTTTCTAGCTACAGCTTCATTAAGTCTTTGATTAATCATTATTAAAATCCGTCCTTTAATCCGTCAAGTATATCTTGAACTGATACTTTCTTTTTAGCATTAGGTGTGTATCTACACATGTATGTCTTAGGGCATTCACTAAACTTAAACATAGGGTAATGATATCCTATTGTACCATTAGGTCCACGGTAAATGCAAACCATTTCTCCCTGTATCTTAACTCTTTTTGCTAAGTGACACTGTACAAACTCAGGGTTACTTAACAGCCCTGCTAACACAAGGGGTAACACAACAAGATTAATCATTAACCAATTCCTAGTGATATCAGATATATGCCCCCACCTAATACACCAATTATTAGTAATGATAGGCCACCTATAGCTGCGTTGTTTGCCATCTGTCTTTTAGCTTCCATCGCCGCATACACAGTCTCTTCACGTTCCTTACGTATTTGCCTACGCATACCTAACATTTCATCG